CTTAATCTATTAAATATTAAACAAATAGTCATTGATAGTAAAGAGGTAACTCCTGCTATAATTATACAAAACGGTTCGTTATAAGAGTAAATTAGTGCCATCCAAAATGATAAACACTTTACACAACTAAACGGGTAAAGGTTTTTAAATCCCGTTGCTATTAATATCCTTTGAGGTATTGTTGAAAGTTCAGCAAACCAAAAGGCAAACAAAGCGATGTATAAATAATTAACCATTGATAATATATTTTAGTTTACTTTTTAAAATCTCTTGGTATTCTCTACAACTTTTATAAATGGCACATCTTTTAATCCCAATGTATTGCGAAAAACGACCAGCGTTTTTAAATGATTTAATCGCTTCAAAGCCTGCAATGTTATTGTTAGAATGGTTATAAACCCTCGCCCGGTATCTTATTTCCATTCTATCGCTATCACTATCTTTGGCTATTATTTTCTTTGCAGCTTCAAAAACTATATCGGCTGTCGGGTCGTAGTCTTTAGATATTTGATTTATGTAAGTTCTATCAAAATCGAAAGCATCTATGTTTTGTAAGGTGTTAGCGTATTCCATTAAATTAGAAGTTGAGCCATCTGTATGTTGTTTAAATGTATTTCTCTTTAACCAAATATTCCTAATTGTTTTAATAACAAATGGGCTTAGGTAACCATCATTGTATGCCTTAACAAAACGATCATCTTTAGTTTCACAGATAGCTAAGATAGTTTCTTGGTATAAGTCTTCTGCTATGTGAGTACGTGGTGACGCCAATTTGTGGCAGTATTTCAAAAAACTGTCGTTTGATATTATAACCTCGATTACCTTTTGGTGTGTCATCGGTTTCAAATATACTACTTTATTTTATATTGTAACAAAGTTTTAATAAATAATTCCAAGTATATTTAACATCCCCTACCCAAACATCCACATCCTTAGCAGGCAGGCTATGTGTTTTAAGGTAGTTTTTAATGATTTGGTGTGCTAATTGTGGGGTCATATCTAAAATGGATCTATTTCATTTTTACCGTTGTTTGTAATTATATCAAGTGGGCTTGTTAAAAAGTTATCATTTTGTTGAAGTTCTTTTGGTTTATTAGATTGAATCCAACTATCATTATTTGGCATTCCTTTGTAATAACGCCCGTTTGTTTTATCCCATGCTAATTGGCAGCATCCAGTTTGTCCCCAATGTTTAAACTTTACCTTTTGGATATAAACCTCAGTAGTAAAATTTTCGTAGTCCCTGTAAACTGTTATTCCATTTGCCGCCTTATTGTAAAAGTTAGCAGAACCACTTATGGAATAAAGGTTTGGTATCTCAAATTTTCCACTTGCTTTGTCTTTTTGTATCTTAGTTGGGTGAGCAACTAAAAAACAATGTACGCTATTCTTTTCACAAAATGTAACTATTTTATCTAATTGTTCAGAGATATATTTAGTTTCGTTTGTACTGTAATTGTGTTCTAACTTATTCCAAGCGTCAATCACAAAAGCCTTAACTCCTTTTTTACGGACTAGACTTTTAACGGCTGTTAAAATATTTTCAAGTGTAAAATTTTCTGCAGGATTAACAAAGTAAAAAACATCTTTCAAATATTCAATTGTAGTTGTAAGATCTAAAGGTGACATTCTATTTTGCCCGTCAAATGGTTTACCAATAACCTTTTCAGCTAACTTACTAAAGTGTAATTGCAATGGGTGGTTTTCTGGTGAGTACAAAGCAAACTTCCAATCGTGTGAAATGTTTAAGCGGCACATTAAAAAGTCTAAAAACTCACTTTTGCCGTGTCCCGGTATTCCTGTAATTACTGTTAAGTACCCGGGTTGAAACTTTAAAAACATATCAAACTCATGCATCCCAATACCAAAGCCGCTTGGTAAACCATTATTGTAATAGTCCCATATTGAGTCTTGAATATCAATAGCATTAAAAACCCCCTCAATCGGATATTCTTTTGCAGCTTCAATTGATTCTGTTACCCCAATAATTCCGTATTTAATTAGACAATCGTTGGCATCTTTACAATCTTTAAAGGTAATGGTACTGCAATTTTCGTAACCTAAACGTCTGGCTAATTCATCCTTTAATCGGTTACCTACCTTGTCATTGTCAAGTGCCAATAAGAATTTACAATCTTCTACAAAATAATCTATGCAATTATCTAAGTAATCCATGTTAATTTTGCCTTTATCGTTGCATCCGTTTGGTACTGATATAACGTTTTTAAAACCACTTTGAGCCATTGCTAAAACATCCATTTCGCCCTCAACAATTATTATAACATTGTTGTTAATTGTGGCATCTAGGTTGTAAAATATCATTTCACCATCTTTGAATAGTTTAAAGTTTTTAGCACCATCCCGGTATTTAACATTTACCAGCTCACCAAACTTAAAGTAATTAAACTGAATTGTGTTAACTGAATTTTGCGTTTGTGGCATCCATTCAGTCCCCTCAGTAACTTTAAATTCATTTAATATACTTTGTGTTATCTTTCTACTTTCAAACCATTTAACGGCATTATTTGATAATTCTGTTTTATTATTCCAAATCGGCTTACTGTAAACTTTGGCAGGTTCTACAAAAACAGGCTTATCTTCTTTGGCTACCAATACCACTCCGCAATGGTTACACCTGCCAGCATTTTTATTAAGGTTAAAGCTAAAACATTTTAACGTTTTCTTTTTGCGATTAGGTGAACATTCAGGGCAGGTCATTTGATTTTCACCATTCTTGCTTACCTCGATGTCGTATTCTTTTTTGTCTATTGGGTTAATTACTATCATAATTCATGTTGCTCCTTCCAGTAACCAGTTAGCTTTTTAGCCTTTAGTTCGTCTTCTGTAAATAAAAACTTATGTTTACCTTGTGGCGAAGTTAGTAAATATTCTTTCTTTCCGACACCACCTGCATTAAATCCTTTATCTGTTTTAATCCAATTCAAACAAGTCATGTATAAAGATTTGTATTTTTTGTTTCCTGCAAAGTTTTCAATCCTATCTAAAATATCATCAATCAATTCTTTTGAGTTTCCTGCTTTAACCAAATTGTTAAATTCTAAATTAGAAAGTTTTAGGTGGGCGAAAGCCCTATATATATCTTTTTTAATATCAGTTACATTTACAGTTACAGTATCAGTTACAGTATCAGTTACAGTTACAGCGATAGATGCGATCGGGTGCGATACGGTTTTATCGCTATGCGATGCTATGCGATACTTTGATTGTTCAACAGCCTTTTGCAAACTTAACTCTTTAGAAATCACTTTGTTGTATAAATCTAAGTGCCATCTTTTTAAATTTCCTAACGCTCCACCATCACCTTTTTTAATTAAACTTTCCTCCCAACTTTCTAAATCTCTTTTAAGTTGTCGCTTAATTGGCTCAAAAGCAATTTCAATTAACAGGTCATCAATGATTGGATTTTGATCATTAACATACCTAAGTAAGTGTTTAAATAATAATCCAGCTTTATCGTTTGGCATCTTTTCGATAGTGTGAATTAAATCACAATAAAGAACAAATGATTTTTTATTTTCTGCCATGTTTTAAAATGTAAAAAGCCCAAAACTTTGTGCTGGAAGACACGCAGAATTGAGCTTTTTGAGTAATATTTTATTGGTTGCTTCCAGACAACATTGCAAATATAATACTTTATTTTTTATTTTGCAAATTTTTCTTTATCTCAATGTTAATATTATGATAAATATCAGTAATTGAATTTAGATAGTCTTCGTTGATCATGTTCTTATTTTCCATTTCTGCCAACAGTTTAAAACCTTGCTTTTGCCAAATGTTAAAGTCTTGTTTCATTTTCTGTTTATAATGGTTTGTAAGTACAGTAGATTGCTCTACCGTACTTTTTAACAATGCCATTAATATATGAGTGTCTGCTTTCATTATAGTAAAGTTAAAATAGTGTTTTTTTCTTCTGCAAATGCTTTATGGTTACTTGCATTGATTTTAAAATAACTTTCTTTTAATTCAATTGATATGCTTTTACGATTCATTTTTAAAGCAGT